AAAGTGAAGTAGAAAAACTTCAAAATATTGCTGACACGTACAAAAAAGCAGGATATACTCCGTCAGGACATGCAATACAAAGAACTTTTGAACGTAATATCAAACCTGAAAGAGCGATTGATGTTATTAAAACAGGTAAGAAATATAGTGATACAAAAAATTCTATAGCCTATTATAAAAATAGAGTATCTGTACATATAAGTAAAGAAACAGGACAAATTAAAACAATAATATTTTATGATAAAAATGATACACCACCATTAAAAAGGAATAGAAATGCAAAACGTAAAAAATGAAATTGAAAAATATTTGAATAACAAAATAAATTTATCAGAACTAAACACTTATTTTAGGGAAAATGTCCCTTTTAGTCCTGATGGTGTTATTGAAGATATACGCCTTGATGCTGATTTAACCGTTGAAGGTGAATTAACCCAAGAACAAAAAGAAGATGAATTAATAAGCGAAAACGAATTAAAGGAAAAGTTAAAAGAATATTTAAAAGCTTTATGAATATGATTAAAATTTAACATAAATTTAAAACCCTCGAATTCGAGGGTTTTATTTTGCCCGATTTTCAATCTCCTATACTGAAACTATGCGTTACTCACGCAGTAAATAAAGAGGTAGAGCCTCTAACCAAAATCGTGTAACTTTACCGATATTTTGGAAGAAGGTTAAAAAGAAGGAGAAAAATATTATGACAGATGAAAACACACAGAACACACAAATCCAAGAGGGCGGAAAAACATTTACGCAAGCAGACATTGACAGCCTGACAGCTAAACATCAGGAAGAAATGAACGCTCTGGCGGGCAAGTTAAGAGCTGAATTCAAGGAAAAAGAAAAAGCAGCCAAAGAAGCGGCAGAAAAAGCCGCAAGGCAAGCTAATATGTCCGAGCTTGAAAAAGCAAATGCGGAACTTGAAGAACTCCGCGGAAAATATCAAGAGTCGCAAGACACAATCGCTTTAACTGCTCAAAAAGACGAAACACGCAAGCTTATGACTGATTTGGGGGTGGATGTTAAGTGTCTGGATTATGTTTTTGTCCCAAAAGATATGGACGCTACCAAAGCACGTGCAAAGGCTTTTAAAGAGTACATTGACGAAGTAAAAAAGAACACTTTTGAAAGCAGTGTACAATCAAAAGCACCTAGTGCCGGCAGAGTTCAAACCGGCTCAAGTGCAGATATAAATAACGCAATCAGAGCCGCAGCAGGAATGAATTAAAATATGAAAGGTTAAAACGGGAGTGAGCAAACGACTAACGTAAACCTAAAAGTCCGACCAATGTCGGCAGAAAGGGTAAAAAGAATATGGCAAACACAGTAAACATTATTACAAGAAGTAACGCGGAAGCGTTAATTCCTACTCAGGTAGCAAGCGAAATTATTTCAGGTGTTACAGATACCGCTAATATATTACGTTTGATGCGAAGATTACCGAATATGACCGCTAAACAATACAAATTACCTGTATTGTCAGCATTACCAATGGCTTATTTTGTTGACGGAGATACCGGACAGAAACAAACAACCAAAGCCGAATGGGAAAATATCACGCTTACAGCCGAAGAAATAGCGTGCATAGTTCCTATTCCGGAAGCTGTATTAGCTGATGCAAGCTATGATATATGGTCTCAAATTAAACCGCAAATTGTTGATGCATTTAATGATGTTATCCAAAAAGCTGTCTTGACGGGTACTAATATCCCTATGTCTTGGGGTAAAGCAATTATTCCTTCAGCTATTGAAGCAGGAAACGTTGTAGCTCGCGGTACAAACGAAGATGTCGCAGGGGATATTATAGGCGAAAACGGTGTTATGGCTAAAGTAGAAGAGGACGGTTTCAATGTTAACGGATTCTTCGCAGATAACACACTAAAACCTGTATTGAGAAACCTTAGAAACGCTAATAATACACCAATTTATGTTAACTCAGTCGCAACAGGCTCTCCTTCAACATTGTTGGGAATACCTGTTAACTATAATAATTCAGGGCTGTTTGATACATCAAAAGCCTTAATGGTTGCAGGTGACTTTACAAAAGCTGTTTACTCAATCAGAGAAGATATTACATATAAAGTATTAACAGAAGCAACAATCCAGAATCCTGACGGTTCTATTGCTTATAACCTGGCTCAACAGGATATGGTCGCATTACGTTGTGTAATGAGATTAGGTGTTGCAGTAGCTAATCCTTTGACAAAAGCAAATGCAACAGAATCAACACGTTATCCGTTTGCGGTTTTGGCTCCTGCAGCGTCTGGTGCGGCAGTAAGAACAGCAGCAGCGAAAGAAACTAAGTAAGGGATAGGGGGAGCAATCCCCCTCTTATTTAAGAGGTAAAAAATGATAGAAAACTTTGACACAATAAAACAATATGTACTTACTCTGGGCGGGTTCGATGACAGCCCGAAACTCGATTTACAGATTGAAATGCTTATAAATGAAGCTCTTGCATACTGTTACCGTGAAGATGTGCCGCCAATGATGGAATTACCACTTGCAGATGTGATTGTGAACGAAATCAAATCAAAAGACTTACTAGGGCTTGAGGGCAATGTTTCAAGTTATTCAGAAGGCGATATGTCTGTTTCTTTCAACACTTCTGTTAACACAGCAAGCAAAGCGTATTATAGTGGTAAATTAGAACCGTTTAAATTGATTACAGGGGTGTAAGAAATGTTTCGTGATGATATTTGTTCAATAGAAAGACCAGTTGAAATAACCGAAGAGGGCGAAACAATCGGCTGGCAGGATGATATTATAGCCGTTGACCTGCCGTGTCATTTATCGGTGGAATCCATAAGCCCTGTAAACCAAACACAGAGTACAGCAACGGTTTTGCTTGATTATGTTTTATATATTGACACAAAGCATGGTGTTACGATACAGACAAACGATAAAATCAGGGTTACGACTGCACAGGGGCAAAAGTACGAACTAAGAGCCGGTGAAAGCCATAAATACAGGCTTACAACGCAGACACATTGCGAGGTGGTTAAGGTTGCCTAAGAATTTTGAAGAATTTACAAAAAAAATACAACATATTGAGGGTGTTATACCTGAAAAATTTTTAAAAGTCGCTAAAAAAGCAGGGATAAAGTTTGTTAATGAAGCGAAAGACCTTACAGATGAAAATAAGCTTGTCGACACCGGCAATTATAAACGAAATTGGCATACCGATATAGGTGTCATAGGCAACGGCAAAGCCTTTGTTGTTAAGTGTCAAAATCCGGTTGAATATGCTAATGCTCTGGAATATGGTCATAAAATTAAAGGCACTAATAGAAAAACAAAAGGCTATTTCGTCGGTAAACAAGCGATGGAAGCAGCCGAAGAATTCGCAATTGAACAACTAAAAGATGAATTAGGAAGCCTGTTTAAAGAATAATGCCCGTTTTACACTCTGCCATACTTAACTTATGGCAATAATCATAGACTTAAAAAACGCGATAAGAAAAGCTATATACAACAAGGACAATCAAATTACGTTCTTTTTTAACGAGATTTTAAAAGTCAAATATCCGTATGTATTTTTCTACATCCCGTCTTTTAAGCTTGAAAAAGCCTTTCATCCCGAATACTGGCGGAAACTAACCCTTATGTGCGTGATTGAATATGCAGAACATGAAGATAACACCGCAACGGAATTATGGGAATATGCGGACACTCTAGCGGAAACTTACAGTCTTTTTGACTTCCTAGACACAAAATTAAGGGTAGAGAACCCCGATTTCAAGATTGTTGAGGGTGTTTTACAGATGACTTTTGACCTCGAATTTTACGTCAAGCTGGAAGATGAAACCGAATTAATGCGAGAACTCGATTTAACAATAAAGGAGATTTAACAAAATGGTACAAACACAACCAAAATTTAATGTAAAATTTCAGGAATTAGCCGTATTGGCTATCCAACGACAGCTGCGGGGTAATGTCGTTATGATTTTAGACGATGAGACCAATGCAGTAATTGACAAAGCAGAATACAGCGGACTGGGAGATGTAACAAAAGCAGATTGGACAAAAGAAAATTACGACCTTTTAACCCTTGCTTTTTTGGGTAACCCATCAAAAGTTATTATAATTAAGCTTGGTGAAGAGATTAGCGAAACGCTCGCAAAACTTGATTATTATAACAATTACACCCTTTGCTATCCTAAAGGTACAGCAGAAGAATTTACCGCTATCCAAAACTATATTAAAGGTGTAAGAGCTAAAAATAACTACTCAAGAGCTGTATTAGGCAATGCTTTATCACCGGATGCTGAGTACATTATCAATTTTGCAACAGATAATATTAAGGCAAATGTCAACGGCGAGGTTAAAACCTTCACATCCGGAGATTACACGGCACGTGTTGCAGGGGCTTTATCAGGTCTTGCACCAAACAGGTCGTTAACTTACTTTGAACTTCCTGAAATCGTTGAATGTCCACTGTCTAAAGACCCTGACGCGGATGTTAAAGCAGGCAAACTCGTTGTATTACATCAGGACGGCTCATTTAAGTTCGGACGTGCCGTTAACTCACTTACAACGCTTACAGACGGGGTAACCGAAGCATTCCAAAAAATCAGAGTTGTTGACATTATGGATATGATTGCAAACGACATTGTGACAACCTTTAGAACAGGTTATGTGGGCAAATATACAAACAATTTCACCAACAAAAACCGTTTAGTTGGTGCAATTAATGCTTATCTTGACGATTTAGCAAGTGAAGGTTTGCTTGAGGCTGAAAACGACAACGCAGTTACTATATCTTATGAAAAAACACGCTCATACCTCAAGGGTAAAGGGGTGGACGTTTCAAAAATGTCTTATATGGATATTATAAAGGCTAATACGCTTTCTTATGTGTTCTTAGACGGTGTATGTTCACCGACCGACACTATGGAAGATTTAGACCTTGGAATGTATTTATATCAAGCATTAAGTGCGGAAGGAGAATAAAACAATGGCAGGTAAACAAGCAAAACAGGTATTAACCGGAACAAATGCTAAAGTCTTTTTAGCAGGCGAGGAACTGGGATTTTGGACGAGTTTTTCGGCAACTGTAACAATAAACTACGAGGATGTATATGTAGGGTCAGATGTTGACCGTAAAGAAGTTTCAAGAACAGGCGAAGGCTCAATAAATCATCAGGTAACAAACTCAATAGGTCCTAAGTTATTTAATATGCTTAGAAATAATAAAGACCTACGCTTTGAGATTGAAGCGGAAATCACAAGCGATGCAACCGGAGAAACACAGAATATGACAATCCCTGGGGTAACACTGAATGAAATACCGCTTGCGAACTGGGAAAAAGGCGGGCTAGTTGAAAATGAAATAGGGTTTAGGTTCCCTGCATCAAAAGTACAATTCCCGCAATTGATTGCGTAAGCCGGTGTGAAGCGTTGAAAAGCGTTGCAGAAGTGCAATGCTTTGGAAACGCGTAACACTACGATAGCGACGTAGGATAATTGAGGCTGTGAGGCGACATAGCCGAACAAAGCCGAAATACCCACAGGAGCATAACAGTGAAAAGGAGATTTTTATGGCAAATTTAGATAAACTTTTAAAACAAATTGAAAAAAATAAAGAAACCGAAAACGAAGTCACAACACATCAGTTGACCATTGCAGGCGAAACATTTGATGTCAAAACGATGACCCGTAGAGAAAAACGGGATTTTATCTATGCGCAGGAAACTAACACAAAGAATATGACCGCCGGTGATATTGTCAAAAAGATGAAACCGTTCGTATATAGAGCATTAGACCTTGCGCCGCTCGCGGTCAAAGCGAAAGAGGCCGGATATATCAGCTCTTATCATGATGTTGTTGAAGCTTTATTCGAACCCGAACAGATTATTGAGATTATAGGATTTATAACCGAAATCAACGGCATTTCTGAAAAAGATGTTGAGGGGGATATTGAGGAGACAAAAAAGCAATAGAGGAGGATTTAAACCTCCTCCTCTGTGCTTATTATTTGCAGAAGGGAATAACCCCTGAACACATTTTAAGCTTAACCGCGCGAGAAAAACGCTTTTATTTAGCGTCAATTCTATGGTGGGGCGAAAAACAACAACCGGAGAATTAAATTATGGCAACATATAAAGATACGTTACTGTTAGTTGATAAAGTAACAGCACCCTTGCAAAAAATAACAAAAAAAATGACTGATACACAAAAGGCAGGTAGTAAATTACAGTCTAAATTTACTGCATTGAATAATAAAATGCAGAATTTAGCACCTACCAGTGTAAAAGTTTTAGGAGCAGTAGGTAAACTAACAAAAAGTTTTGTAGGTTTAGTCGGTGCAAGTGGTGCTTTAACAATGGGTATTAAAGCTGCTGCGGCTTATGGTGACAGAATAGATAAAATGTCTCAAAAAATCGGTATGGGGCAAAAAGCTTTTCAAGAGTGGGATTATATAATGTCACAAAACGGCGGTAGCGTTGAAACCTTGCAAATGGGATTTAAAACTCTAACAACACAAATTGAAGGAGTTCAGAAAGGGTCTAAAGACAGTATTAAGGCTTTTAGAGATTTAGGTGTAAGTGTTAAAGATAGTAACGGGAAATTTCGCAATCAGGATGATATTTTTAACGATGTTGTAAGAGCACTGCAAAAAATACAAAACCCTACTAAAAAAGCAATGCTTGCTAATAGGCTTTTCGGCAGAAGTGCCGCAGAATTAAGACCACTATTAAACCAAGAAGCTGATGCAATAGATGGCTTACGAGCAAAAGCTAATAAACTCGGCTTAATTATGTCACCTGAAGATGTTAAAAATGCAGTTGAATTTACTGACACTATGGATACACTGGGCAGATTTTTTCAAGCTCGTATTAATGTTGGTGTGACTAAAATAATGCCTAAATTAGTCAAAATTTTTGAGGATTTAATGGCTTTTCAAAAACCTATAGATGCAATTTTTAGAACATTGGGAAAAGTTGTAGAGCTTACATTTGGTTTTATCGGATTTTTAGGCAAACATTGGGAAATCCTTGTTGGCATTGGTACTGCGCTATTGGCTATTGCTGCCCCTGTTATATGGTCTGGAATAGTTACGGGCATTACAGCAGTAACTGCTGCTATAACTTCCGGAGCTGCTATGGCTAATATTGCAATGGCAGGTATTCCTATATTAATTGGTCTGATTGTTACAGGTATAACTTTATTAATAACCCATTGGGATAAGGTAAAAGAGGTCGCTGCAAAAATAGGTCAGGCAATAGCAAACACATGGAGTATGTTGGTTGAAAAATTTAAAGGTTGGATTAGTACACTTATGGGATGGGTTGATAAATTGCTTGAAAAATTTGGGGTTTTGGCAAATTTTATACCTGGACTAAGAGGAATGAAAATCGCTAAAGATATAGCCGGTGCCATTTCTGGCAATAAAACAAATAATGATAATAGAAGTATTATGACGAATAGTAACAATACAACAACAAGTAATACTTATAACACCACAAACAACTATAATTCAATGTTCCCGTTAGCAAATGCACAATATTTTGCACCTAGTTTATAAATTTGACATTTAATAATATTTATGCTTTACTTGTCATGAGAGTAAGGAAGGTGTCGAAATGGGGTTTATTAACTGGATTTCATCAATGTTTAGAAAATCTTCACCTGTAGCTTGTGGGCTTTCTTTTTCTAATTCTCCTAAAGATAAAGAAGAATATGAACAAAGAAAAAAACAAAAAATTGATTATGCTTTCAGTGATTTTTATTTTTGGGATGAACTAGAAACAAATCTTTTTATAAAAAATGAAGAATATGCAGAAAAAAGGATTTGCCCATATTGTCAGTCTGAATTACCCGAAAGAAAGGGTAACACTTTTAAATGTCTTTTTTGCAAAAATAAAGTCCATAAATCTAATGATTATTATTCAGGAAAGGAAATAATGCTGACTGATGATGAGAAAAAAATACAATATGAACAATGTAAAGAACTATCAAAAAGAAAAAAATTTTTAGAAATATACCAATATATTGATAAGATTATTTTGCCTGTTCCAACCATTCCGGAAATTGGTGAACTTTTTAAACAGAATATATGTGATGATAAAAATAAAAATATTCAAACATTATTACAACTTTTACATTTAGGCATTCCTGAATATTATCAAAAAGAAAATAGAGGATTAACTAAACTTAAGAATTGTCGCATGTATGAAGGGCAGTTGCATCGGCTTTATGGCAATAAAGAACAAGCAATGAATGCATTTATGCAACTAATATATTTAGATTTGATGGGTGACTATTGTGAGCTTTATAGTGACCCTGATTCTGAATGGTCAGACGGTTATATTGCTCCAGGCATATTTGCTGCAGCTTTTGACGAAGATTTATCAATTGAAAAATTTGAACAAATATTTAAGTTCAATGCTAACAGTTTAATTGAAACTTTGCAATTTAAAGTGCCAATTACACCAGATGAAGCATGGGAAAAAGTTTTAGAATATAGAGCAAGATTAGAAAATGACAAAACTTAAAATTATACTTGATAGTAATACTATAAATGCACTAATTGATTGTCCAACAGAGGATATAGAAACTATTGCTCAAAAATGTGAACTTTTAAATTGCGATACATTAAAAAGAGAACTTGAAAACACAAAAAAAGTTAACCCTGAACTATATGAAAAAGCAATTATTATGCTTAATAAATTTAATATCGAAGAATGTTTTATTTTTGGTTTTGCTGACTGGAACGACACAAGTTTTAATGAAAATTCTTACGGTTTTTTAGATAATAATAAAAAAAATAAAAATTTAAATGTAAAAATGCTTGATTATGAAACTATTGACGTACATAATAGCATTCATCCTAACGCATTTGTATTAAAAAAAGAAAGTGATAGGCAAATAGCACAAGTTGGAGCATTACATAATGTAGATATTTTAGTTACTAACGATGTTAATTTTTATAAACACTCTAAAAAAACATCTACAAAAACAATGAATTTTACAGAATTTTATAAATTTATAAAAAAATATAACTAATGCCCGAATTGCCACCCTCTATAATAAATTTATGGAGGCTTATTTATGGACAGCAACACCATACTGCTCAGATTAATATTATTCGCAATAATCGTGTTCTTTATAGTTAGTACAGTGACTGATATTATCTTATTTAAAAAACTTTTCAGAACTAAAGATATAGTCACTGAAAATAACCGTGAAATTTATGAACATGACAAAATGTTTATAGATTTGAAAGAACAAGTAGAAGAGATTAGACAACATGGACAGTAATGCCTATGCAATTCAGACAGATTTTAAGAGCCTTAGGTAAAACTTTTAAAGGCAGAACAAAACTACGCGAAATTTTATTTAAACACCGTCATAAAATGACAGAACGGGAGTTTTGGATTTTAGAATATACATACATTGAAAAGCTATCGACTTTTAATGTTTCTGACAAATTAGGGCTGTCAAGCAGCCATTACCACAATGTTTTAAATATGGCTTTAACAAAGTTTGAAACGCTTATTGATGATGTCACAATACGCGAGATTGTAGAAATGATATAAAACTCTAGAGAAAACAGAAAAAACTTTAGAGTTTTTTTAAAAAATAGCCTTTATACTTAAAGTATGGAGGTTAAAAATGTTCAATAACCCTTATCTTTATCCTTATAACACTAATTTACAACCATATACCGGTTACACAGTTTATCCGGTCGGAAAAATTGAAGAGGTTAAAACAATTTTTCCGGATTTACAGGGTAAGCCTTTATTTTTCTTTGACCAGTCCAGAAATGAGTTTTTTGTAAAACAAAGAAATGTTGAAACCGGAGAAGTTCAAATTTTACGTTATACGCTATCTAGTGAGCCAATAAAGGCAACTTCCGGCGAAAAGGATACAAATTATTATGACGAACAATTAAAGCAGATTAAAGACGAAATAACCCGCTTAAGTTCAGTAATTTGTGTTAAAGCGAAAAAAACAACAAAAGAGGTAAATGATAATGAACTTGAATAATATTATAAACTCCCTGCCTATGCAAAAACAACAAGAAATAATGAATTTGTATAATCAGGCCAAACAAAGTTCAAACCCTGAGCAATTTTTATCACAAAGACTCGGCAATAACCCAGACGTTCAAAGAGCCTTGAATGTACGTAGAACACAAGGTGAAGACCAGTTTTATAATTATCTAGGTAATGTTTTTAATTCATTTAACCGCTAATAAATAGCGTGATGTACCACTTAGGCGAGCCGTAACGCAAGCCGCGGGTGTGATTATTAGTAACACATTTAAACAAAAGAAAGAGGTACATTATGGACAATGGAATGATTGCAGACATCGCGGCAGCGACAAGACCTAACTTCGGCTACGGAATGGGCTGTGGTATGGGCGGCTTTGGCGGCGGATTCGGTTTCGGCGGCGATTGGATTTTAGGGCTAATCGTTTTAGCAGCATTATTTAATGGCAATGGCTTTGGCGGCTTTGGCGGAGGCGGCCGCGGTGTAGGGCTTGAAATACAAAACGGTTTTGACACCCAAACAATTTTAAGAAATCAAGAAGGTATAAAAAACGGATTATGCGACGGTTTCTATGCTATGAACACCAATAATCTACAAGCACAGAACCAGTTGCAACGTGATTTGTGCACAGGCTTTGCGGCAATCAACGCAGGAATTGCAGAAAACCGCTATTCGGCAAAAGATTGTTGCTGCGAAACCCAAAGACTTATCGAGGGTGTAAAATATGCTAACGCTCAAAACACTTGCGATATTGTAAACGCTATTCATGCAGAAGGCAGCGCAACACGTGATTTGATTACGCAGAATAAAATCGAAGCTCTTCAAACAAAGATTACAGAGCTTACAGCCGCTAATCAGTCAAAGGATTTAGCTATTTCACAAGCTAACCAGAATGCCTATCTTGTGAACAAGCTTAATCCTGCGCCTGTGCCGGCTTACGTGGTTCAAAATCCTAACTGCTGCGTAAATCCTTGCGGCGGATGCAACGGTTACAACCAATTTGCGTAGAACATTTAAGGCGGGGGCTTAATGCCCCTGTCTTTCGAAAAAAAAGAGGTAAAATTATGTGCAATATATGTAAATGTAAAACAGACCATGAAGTAGAGACAGTAACAGCTACAGCAACAAATGTCGTTTTAACGGTTTCAAACAGTACGAATATAAGTTCATTAGAGCCTTTTAATATTGTAACCGGATGCAGACGAATAAGCGAAGTAGTAACGGGTGCACCGTTGCCTGTCCAAGTAACCGTTAACGGTACGGCTGTCGCGTTACTTAATCGTTACTCGCTTCCAATTTTAAGCAACAGAGTGCCTAGAAGGTCGAAAGGCACGTATGTAGTTCCGGCAACCGGCGACCCATACGTAATACTCCACACAACACCTTGCAGCAGGGCTAACGCATAGGAGGTAAAAATGGACAGAATAACTGAAAAAATCGAATATTTAATCGAAAAAAATCCGGAAAAGGTTATGGAACTTGCAAAACACATGTATAAACACGACCCTGAAATTGTCGAGCGTATGCTTGATTATCCGGAAGACGCCGACCACATAACAAACCGCAGAAAATATGACGAACTTATCGAGCGAATCAGATGGGCAGATAATAGCGGACGTGGTGCAAAATGGAGTTTTGAAGACATTAAAAAGAATTCTCGTATTGACTTCTCAAATGTTGATTACACTGAATTTGATTATGCATATCTTGTCAATATGCTTTATGCAAAGTGTGGTAAGTATATTTCAGACCCGAGTATTTATTTAAAGTTTGCAAAATGTTTGCTTGAAGACAGAGACGAGGATACTAAAATATATCATGGCGCATATCATAACAAACATAAATATTCAAAACGTGGTGAACAAGATTATTATAATGATTACACCGAACCCCTCAGATATAATGAAGAGGATCGTAGGCGCGGGCGTCACAGAAGTGAACGAATGGACGATTATGAAGACCGCCGAAGATATGACAACCCCCAATATAATGGAGATTTCTTTAAACAAAGATAAAAAATGAACTCTTCTCTCCTACCAAAGGCTTTAATATTTAAAGCCTTTTATTTTGTCTTTTTTACCATGCGGAGCAGATTCTCGTCTGTCCTTCACTTTATTCGTGCCCGTTTTATAGAAAAGTAAAATAAAAATATGAGCAATCGTTTATATATACTTCTTTATAATGAAAACGCGGGTAAGAGTTTGACACTCCCTATTAATCCAGAGGATATTGATATATCAACCGAAAAAGATATTGCGACATACAATATTTTAGGATTAGGAGAAACACCTGTCATAAAATATGATAAGCTTAAAAGAATAGATTTGAACAGTCTTTTGCCGGATGATACTTCTTATTTTGCTCTGTTAACTTCTCTTATGGATGAATTGAAACATAAACCTTATACAAAACAAAAAAGCGTTAAAATGATTGAGGATTGGGTAAAAAGCGGCAAACCAATAAGAGTTGTTATTGCGGATGATGCTTACGAAGAAATAAACGCAGAATTTCTTATTGAAAAATTTAGTAAAAACATAAGAGAGTCAACCCCTGATATAAAAAGTTCTATTAGTTTAATAGAATATAAAAACCCCGAAAAGCAAACTAAAACATATAACACACCGCGCGGGAAACTGGTAAAGCTAATCACCCGTCCAATACGCAAATATATACCTGCAAATATGACAATGCAACAGGGTGCAACTCTTTATAAAATTGCAAAAAAAGTATATGGAGAAGCTTCAAGTAAATCGCAGGAACTTGCAAAACTTAACGGAATATTTGACAGAAACAAAGACTTAGGCGGTGAAATTATTGATATGCTGCCATTAAATTAATAGCGTTTTATTCTACCAACTTTTTGGTTATACTTGTTATAAATTTTATAATCGTTACCGACCTTGACAATTGCACCTTCTCTAACGCCTCCTTTGCCATATATTGGTGTTATTCTGTTAGGAGTAGTGTCCGGAACAAAATCTTTACATACTAAATGTCCATCCCAATCATAATGGCAAGTCTCTGTTTTTATTATATTGCCTTTTGCATCACGTGTAACTATGGTCTTATCTGATTGGGTACTAGAATCATAAGCCCCAAAACAAACAGGACAAGAAAGTAATATAATCAATGTTGTTATAATATTTTTTTTCATTTTAAATCACCTTTCTATAATAAGAACGATTTAAAAAATATTTTGTTCATTTATATTATAACTCATCGAGACATAAATTGTAACTGCCCGATGTCCAAATTGTTACAATTAAACTATGATAAAGATTACAAGTGATGATAATGAACAACAAATATTAACAGTTCTTGAGAATTTAAACTGGGGCGGCTCAAAAGACATTGGATGTCGTACACTTAATTTTAGTTTTTTGTACAATCCGCTTGTCAAAGATATTCCAATGTATAAGGCAAAAGTCGGAGACAAAGTAGAATGGATAGAAGACGGTAAAACTCTATTTTTAGGATACCTTGAAACTTTACCATATAACACGGATGATAATCACGTATCTGTAACCTGTCAGGATTTGTCAGCACGTGTTATGCGCTCAAAATTTGTCGGTAGAATGAGAGGAACTCTTAACCAGCTGGCAAATAACATTTGCGGTTCTTTTGGTATAAAAAACGGTATTAATGTCGATAATTCCCATGTGCACAATATCGTTTCTACAGGTGATTTAACGTATTATGATATTCTTAATACGGCTTTAAAAACTATGTTTGAACGGTTTACGCTATATATGGACGGCGATACATTGAGGCTTGCTGAACATGATATTGTTGATACTTTTGAAATAGGCAAAAATATACGTTCTTCACGCTTTTCACAGTCTATATCGGATATGGTTACACGGGTTTTGATTATTGATAATGATGGGAAATTATTAAATTCTTTACAGAATACGGCAGATTTACAAACATACGGTTTATTTCAAGAAGTATACAACTACAATAAAGACTGCAAAAATAATCTTGCAGAAGCTCGAAAACTGCTCAAAGGTGTTTCAAACGAAGGAAGTATTGTTGTCAACAATAATAATAAATGCATTTCAGGTAGATTTATTAAAGTAGTTGAGCCTGTAAACGGCTTTGAAGGGATTTTTGAGATACAAAGCGATAATCACACCATAAATAATGGTGATAAATATATGGAATTGGAGATTAAATATGTCACAGATAGGTAAATATGTTGAAACAATCCGCAATCAAGCTAAAAAAGTGCAAACTTCACCTGTACAAGTCGGGCAGATATTAACGCTCAATCCGTTATCTATACAATATCAAGGGCTTGAATTAAGCTTTGCGAACGGTGATACGATTTATATTAACAACTTATTGCTTGATGAAAATATTAACCTTGATTTAGCCTCTATGGACAACCCGCAAAATATTGACCCTGCATTGTGGGAGGCTGACAACACCCCAACGGCACAGGTGAGTATATCAGGAACTCAAAAACAGTTTTTAATCGATTTTTATAACTGGACAAAGTCCGTTCATGATAGGTTTATACTACATATAGGCGACTATGTTGCCGTACAAAGGTTAGGAAATAACACATATTTAATCTTGGAGAAGGTACAGAAAATTGACAAGTAATTATGCATTCATACCAACTACATTAACAGAACAAACGAAGGCAACAGAGGCTACAGAATTACCTGTATTTAAAGAGCTTGCTTTTGATTTTGAAACAGGGCAACTTAAGGAAATCGGTGGACAGTATTATTATGTCGAAAAAAACGAAGCAATAAAAGTATGGATATGGAAGGCATTAAATGCAAGCCGGTTTACTTATCTTGCATATTCAACCGACTATGGAAACGAAATTTATACACTTATAGGGAGATACCTTGCGAAGGAACTTTTGTA